TAACTGTAGAATCAGGATGATCTAATTCACCCATAGCTCTATTTTCTTTAACTAATTGTCTATATTTATCTATTTCTCTTTCCCATAACTTTTTTGAATAATAACGACCATTACCATTTTTTACTTCAGCAGTAGCTAAAATACCTTCTACTAAAGGATTGCCTCTATCAGATCTTCCTTCAGTAAGTGGTGTTTTTGTTATGTTAAAAGCTTGAACTTCTACTAATTGCTGTTTTGCCATAATTATTTAGGTAATTCTTGGTTTGCGTTATTTCTAAATGCTGTTATTGATTTATCATTATTGGTATTTCCTGCATAATTAGTTGAACCTAAATCTTCATCAACTACTTCTTGTTTTACATATTTTTTACCACACATTTTTTCGTAAAGCTTTTCCATTTTTAATTTACGTTTTTGTAAATCTTTAATTTCACGCTGCATTCCTTTTACTTTAGCTTTATCAATTAATTCTGATAAACTTTCATCTTCATTTACCATATTTAATCTTGCTGTTTTAGATTCTATTATTTCATCAATAGTTGAAATTTTAGTTTCTAAAGCTACTATTTGAGATTGCTTATCAATTTCAGATAATTTTTGGTCTAATGTTTGTTTTTTTTCTTTTACGGGTCTTTTTTTAGTTGGTCTTTGTCCTAAAGGTCCACTTTCTACTAATTTTGCTAATGATATCATATTATTTTCTTTTAAGTCTAAATATCCGGTTCCTATTCTTCCTTCAGGGAAATCCTTTTTTGTAGGTTCTCCATGTCCACTAGAAGCATATTTACCTTTTATTTCTTTTGGTTTTAATGAAACTGCATCTTCGGTATAACCTATACCTTCTACTCCAAATTGAGCTTTTTCAACATAATACATTGGATCTTTTTCAAGATTTTTTCTAACAATGTCTTTTAATTGTTGTTCTGTTTTTTCTTCATTTTTAGGATTTCTTAATTCTGTATAATATCCTCTTAAGAATTCTTCAAAATTCATATTATCGACAACAGCCTTATCTTTATAATCATAACCAGCTGTTTCTAAATCAACTACTTCTTTAGTTGGTTTTTTTTCAATAGCTTTAGCTTCTTCTTCTATCACATTCATATTTTCGTCAAATATGCTAAACCAATCTGGTTTTTTATTGCTACCACTAGCCACCATAATATTTTCTGTTATAACAGAACGTTGTTTTAATATTTTTGTTGCTTCAGTAAATGTAGCTGAATTATTGATCATATTAGGGTATATTCTTTTAGCTTCTTTCAAAAAGACATCTTTATTACCCTTTCCTTTTTGAAGATTATTATATTGCTCTTGTAATGTTTTTTGTTTCATTATTCTTTTTTTAATAAGTCTTTTATGTCTTTTAAGTAGTCCAAAACTAAATCTGTAGGTTTTAAAACAGCATATGAACCAGGATTATCTGAATAAAAATCACTTGTTTCATTTCTGGCATTGGACAACATTTTATAAATATCATTCATTTCCTGTTCAATTAAATCAAACGCACCTATTCTTTCTTTATGGAATTTTTCTAATGATTCTTCTTCCCATAATTTCTTTACTATTATACCTGATTTTTTTATTTTGTTAGGAACTAATTTATATCCATAGTTTTTTACATATGAGTTGTCTTTAACCCCATCACTACTTGCTTTAGGACCTGGTCCCATATCTGCCCCTATGTTTTTACTACTCATCTTCTTTCTTTTTCTTTCTTTTTCTTTTAAAAGCATAAGGTGTAGCATATTGCATTCCTGTACCTGGTGTAAATGAAGCTGAACCTGCTCCACCACCTGTTGTAGATATTTCATCTAATCCCCCACCTAATTCACCTTTTAATCCTCCTGATTTTAATATTAATTCATATTCTCCTGGATAATTTTTTCTTAAGTGTGTTCTATATCTGTTAAATACCTTATTTAAATCATCAAATATCTTTGCAAATTCACCATCAGCTTGTACATCTTTATTTTTTTGAATAAATTTTACATCATCTCTCATTTTTGTAAAATTAAGAAATATTTTAGAAAATGTAGGTAATCTATATTGAGTAGAAACTGAACGTGTACCTGTATCTACTTCTCCTCCATAATCTGGCTTTAATTTTTCCCAATACATTGAAAAGTTACCTGTAAAGTAACTTCCTTTAGGTATAGGACCATATTTTGCTTCTATTTTTTTTAGAAAAGATTCTGGTATTCTAGGATCATCTACATAAATAATCCCCTCAAATTCATCCGATTCTTTTTTAAAATCTTTTTCATTTTGAGGTTCAACGAACTCTACTTCTTTTATATTATACTTAAATTTACCCATTTGCGTTTGATAATTCTTCTAAAAGACTATGGTATTGTAATAAATCAACTAAATGATTTGAATTTATTTTTGTTCTTTTACCTGCTTCTTTAATTAATCCTTTTACTTCTTGAAGTTTAATTTTAATTGCTTTATCTTTTACAATATTTACTTGTTCTCCTATTTGTTTTTTAATAGAAGTAACTTCAACATTATAAAATTCTTTTAATTTAGAAGTACTATCAACTGTATTTATAAATTCTTTTAATATTGATTTTTGTTTATCATTTAAATCAGAATATTTATCATTAAATTTTTCTAATAATACTCTATAAGTTAATATACGAACATCTTTAGGATAATTTTTAAATTCTGCTATAATATCTTCTTTAACTGTATTTTTGTTTACTTCTTTAGATGTTAGATGTTCTAATAGTGTAACTTTATTATCTACAATTTGATTTGGATTAATAACTTTTTCAGTATTATAAATCTCTAGTAAAGTAAATAATGAAGCTTGGGCTTTATAATCGGTTATTTTAATTTTAAATAAATCTTCTAAATTAAAATTTTTCTTTAATTCTTTAATTAAATTATATTTTTCTCTTTTTAATCTAGTTCTATTTAATCTTTTAGATGATTCTAATACAGTATTTAATATAGTAGATGCTTTAGATTCTGAGGATCCTTTTGATTTAAATACTAATTCGTATAACTTATATTCTTTTCCTAATTCTGTATTTACAAAATTTTCTTTAAGGATTTTAATTGCTTTGGATTTTGTCCCTGCTAAAGTATCTGCTGTTATTTTTCTTACTAAGATTTCGAACAATATGCCCGTATTCTTATATTTCGAGTGTTTGATATACATCAATATTTATTTTTTTATAAATATATTAAAATTTCTATTCCTTTATATTTGATTCATCTAATAACGAATCTTTTTTATCATCTTGCTCAAATACCATTTGTTTTTTAAAAGGTATTGAATCTAGTACATTTTTATTTGATAAAAAATGAGTATTTCCCTCTAATGCTAAAGGTGATTTATTAGTATCATTTACATCATTTTTCATACCTTTAGCACCTAATCTATCTTTTCCAAAGTTATCATCTTGTGTATTTCGATTTGATACTTTTTCTTTAGGACGACCTAATGGAACTTTTTCAGTTGTTCCTTCATCATAACCTGGAGGTAAATCAGATGGGTCTGAGTACATTCTTCCTTTACCATATAAAGAAGCTAAATCATGTGGTGTTCCATAAGATTCTCCAGTTTCAACAGGATCATTTCCTTCGGCTTCAATTTGAGATAATCTAAATTTACGTTTAGCATCTTCTCTAATTAAATCTCTGTATTCATCAAATTGATCTTCACTTAAATGGAAAATATTTTCATAAATCCAATCTGTTGGTAATAATGCTCCATCTTTCATTTGATTAGCTAAATCAACTTTTTCTTTTAATAATGCTATTCTTTCTTGATCATATATAATAGATGGTGTTGTTAATGATAATTCAAAATTACCTAATTGTTCATCTCTATAACCTTGAGTATATAAATGAACTAAAGCAATTTTATATAATTCAGAAACTACTATTCTTTGTATACGTTCTATTGTACGAGCAAATCTAATATCTTGTGCTGCTAATGTTGCTTTACCATCTGTATTTTCATCATAACCCATAAATGCCTTAGGAACCTTCAATGCTGCAAATAATTTATCTCTTAAATATTCAACATCTTCAATACCATCCCATTGTAAACCATTTAAATTTTCAATTTTAGTAGCATTATCATTTCCTCTAATTGGAATGTAAAAGTCTTCTAATATATTTTGAAGGTTATATTTTAAATTATATTCACCTGATGCTTCATCCATAAATGGAGTACGCTTTAATTTGCTTAAAGTTTTTTCCATAAATGCATCTACTTCATTTGGAGGAATAGACCCAACATTCATATAGAATATACGTTTTTCAGGTGCACGAACAATTCTATGAATTAACATAGCATCTTCCATTAAAACATATTGTTTAAATAATTTTCTTGCTGGTTCGATATATGATCTACCATATGGTAAAAAGTTTATATCTGTTAAAAGTCTAAAATGAGCTACCTCATAATTATCAAATATAATATCACTTCCATTAGCAAATGCTTGATTAGGAACATTATAATACCCATAATCAGATGCTGCAATACCATCTGGTGAGTATCTAAATCTAATACTTTGATCAAATTTTGTTGGGTCTTGATCTTCAGGCATCATTCCTTCTAATCTTTCAATATGAAATGCTGTGTAAGGAATAACATTGTAAACACCAAATTTTTCAGCTATTTCTAATTTTAAAAAGAAATCACCATATTTACACATATTTCTAACCCAAGGCCAAAGATTAAATTCTACATTTAAAACATCATAAAATAAATTATATAATATTTTTTGTATATCTTCATCTGGGGATTTAATTGATATTACTTCCCCCATATCATTTTTTAATGTAGATTCATCTGCTACTATATCTAATGCTGATGCTATAATTGCATCTGTATCCATTGCATCATAATCTGAGTATAATTGAGGTCTTAATGTTTGATAATTAATTGAATTCTGTTGACCATATAATGAAGTTGATGTTGTTGTAAATATTCTATTAAATCGATCAATTAATGAATTAGTTTCAATATCTCCAGATTGTTGGATTTTATTTACATCAAAAACTTTTAATTGGTTACCCCCCTCATTACGAATAATAACATCCGTTGAGAATAATCTTCTTAATCTTGAAAATAAATTTGTATTTGCCATATTACTTTATTGTTATAAATATTACAGTAGCCAGTTTATGTTCTCTTTTTTTCCATTTACATCCATACTATATGGATTTTTAACATTATTAGCACTGTAACCACCACTATGTTGTACCTTATTACTTTTTACACTACCCAATGCTGCTCTTGCTCTATCCAAACTTTCTTGTTGGAATTTTAATGAGGTATCTCTTAGAAACATACCAATCCCAAATGACATAACCAAGTCATCGTTATAACCACTTTGAGCTTCTGGTCTTCCATTTTTCCAAACAAATACTTTCATTTCATCAAGTAATCTTTTTGAACGAATTGTTACTGATCTATCCCCAACAAATTCTCTAAATTTATTTATACAAAGAGGTCTTGTTCTCATAGACATAGTAAATCCAGGTACCATTTCTGAATTACCTTCATATACTCTTAAGTATGATTCTGCTGTCATTTGATCAGATTTTGGGGATTGATATAAATTATTATACCCTCTTTCTTTAATTGCATCTAATGTAGCCCATCCTATGTTTGCATTTTCTACTACTAACATAGCATTATTATATTCTGTAGCTAATCCTGTTAAGAAATAACCAAATTCTTTTGGAGGTAATTGACCTCTATATTCTGCTACTTGTGTATTAGTTTCTATATCTATTACATGACACGCAGAAAAATCTTTTCCATCACCTCTAGCTACGTCTGCTGATATCATATAATCTCTTGAGTAATCTGCTGATTCCCATACCCATAAATTTTGGTCAGCTCCTCTTCTTTCCAATGGATCTTTAATAGTTGTTTGTTCTACAAATTCAATCCATTCAGAATAAAATACTATATCTCCAGATGTACTAAAATCACAATCACATTCTTGAGATGCTAATCTAGGATCTCCTAATAACTCATCTTGTCTATCTCTCCAAGCTTGATCTCTTTCAGGATGTACATTCCAAGGTAATCTAATAGGTAAAAAATCATTTTCTTGATTTTCTGCTGATACCCATGTTTTGTGAAACCAATTTCCTGTACCATATGGTGTACTTAATACTATAGCTCCCCCTCCAGTAGCTAGGGTTTGTTGTGCTGAAGCCCATATTTCACCAATTTGGTCAATAAAAGCTGCCTCATCAATTAATAGAAGGGATACTGCTTCAGATCTACCAGCATCTGAACTTGCTGATGTTGCTTTAATTATTGAACCATTGCTAAGTCTTAAAGATAGTTTATTATTTTCTTCAGCTTTAATTTGTAACCATGAAGGTAAATTATCATACATAAATTTTACCTTTGTAACCATATTACGAGCTGTTTCTTGTTTAGTTGCTATACATAATACATTTTTATCTTTATGAAATAACATTAACCATAAAGAATACCCAGCTGATAGAGTTGATATTCCTAATTGTCTTGATTTTAAAATTATAGAATATGGATTTTTTTGAAGTAGTTGTAAAACTTTTTCTTGAAAAGGAAATAAATTAAATAATATTCTTCCCCTTTGTGGGTGTTGAATATTGCAATACTTTTTCATAAAATGAACTGGGTCTTTAGCACATTTTAAGTATTCTTGTCTTATTATTTTCTTTAAATCTTGACTCATATTATCTTGGTAAAGAATAATCTATTACATGTATCGTAACTAAGGTACCTAATACCCCACCTACAACACCAACCCATGGTTTTTTATACCATTTATCAACTTGGTTTAATCTATTATCATACAACTTAATTTGTTCATTTAATAAAAAGATTTCTTGATTTTTAAAATCTAATATTAAACTGTCTTGTTTTGATAATAAAGTGAAATTTTCAACTTGTAATTCTAAATCTTTAATCAAAATAGTTTTTAAAGAGTCTTGTGCTTTAAGAGTATCAATAGCTAAAAAAAATTCCTCTAATTCATTTTCGGGAATTTCAACTATTTTTTCTTGTGCGCTTAAAGACATAGTCATAAAAACACAAATAAATAATATTAAATTTTTCATAATATTTTTATTTTTTATTTCTATATTTTTTTTCAAAACTTTCTACTTTTGCTTTTGCATTTTTAGTAGATTTTACTTTACCCTTTGTTTTTTTAATAGATGAAGAAGTTTTTTTAATTTTTGCCTTAGTTTGTTTTTTTTCTTCTTGGACTTTAGATGTTTTTGATTTTACTTCATCAATCTTTTTTTTATTATCTTTAACTTTTTTCTTAAATTCTTTTTTACTACCATCTTGTTTAGATGATAATACTAACAAACCAGCAATAAATCCTCCTATTGCTAATAATATTTTCCAAATATTTTTCATAAACAATTAATTATTAGAGCATAGATTCTAACTCTTTTTTAATTTTAGTTAGTTTTACTAGTCTAGCTCTTAGTTTTTCTTTTTCTTCACCATCAGCATTTTTCCATTTTTTAGCTGTTGATTTTAAATCAGCTGCTGTATTTTGTAAATGGGTTGCAATTTTAGAAACTGAATCTCCTTTTAATTGAGCTGCTGTTGGCTCTTCTTCATCTTCCATCATCATATCTTCAGTATCATTATGAATATAAACATCATCAGTTGAATCTTTTGTCCTAGCTTCAGGATCATCTATGTGATATTCTTCTCCATCTTCAGATGAACCATCAGGACCACCACTTGGTTGTAATTCAGATAGAGCATCACCTAATTCATCAGCATGACCTTTAGTTGTTTCTAGTTCTTTATTAAGGTCTTGCTGTGCCTTAATATCTTCTGCATCAGCTTCAGAAAGGATACTAATAATTTCTTCTTTTATTTGACTTTTTAATTCAGATCTTTTCATTTTTGTAAGTATTTTTGTTATAAATATTACAAGAGAATTGTTCTCATAATCTGTTTTATTCGTTCTTTATTACTGCCTTGTAGAGTTATATATTCCACATTACACCCATCTAAAATTTCTAATATTTTTTTATTTATATCATCTCTATATTTAGCATCTGTTTCTCTAACTCCATTATTTTCGATGCTAACACCAACAGGAGACACATAGAATAAATAATCATATTCATGTACTAAC